GTGCGAGTGGTGTTTGGCGCGGACCTGCAGTCACAGCGAGAGTCTGGCCATTGACAAGTGGAACCGCCGACCCGGCGAGGACGCCCTGCGCGCTCGCGCCGAGGCCACCGAGGCCGAGCGCGACGCCCTGCGCGCCCGTGCCCTCATCGCAGACCAGTGGCGCGCCTTCGCCCTTGAAGTGGCACTGCAGGTCGCCCCACTCGGCGAGGAGCAGCGCGCCGCCCAGACCACCGTCCGCGACCTGCCCGCAGTGGCCGAGGCGCTGCGCGAAGTGGTCGCCGAGCGCGACCGCGCTGACCAGCGCGCTGACCGTGCGCATGCATACAAGGTCGTCGCCGAGAACGAGGCTGCCGCCCTGCGCGCCCGCGCCGAGGCTGCCGAGGCCGCGCTGGCCACCGCGCGGGCGGAGGGGGCGGCGGCTGAGCGGGCGGCGGTGGTGGCGTGGGTGCGCGGCCAGATTTCGACGGCCGCAATTGCTGGTGACTTCGACCTGCTCTGGGCGGCCGGCGCTGTCGAAGCCGGCGCCCACGTCGGCCCCGTGGAGGGCGCATGAGCACCACCCGTTACCGCGCCGCCTGCCACGCCCTCGGGCTGCCTGTGTGGCGGCCGGGGATGCGCGCCGTCGCCGCGCGCCCCGAGCCGCTGGAGCCCGTGTGCAGCCGCGCGCCCGACGACCTGCGCGGCTGGACCCCCTACCCGGGCGCCGAGCCGGACCTCTGCGACCCCGCGACGGTCGGGTGCTTGCTCGCCGCCGTGCGTGAGGTGTGGGGGGCACTGAGTTCTGCGCTGCCAAATCCATACGAGGCGCCCGGGGAACGGTGGCGCGTGTTCAGCGGCGATGAGAGCGGCGATGAGGTTGCTTGCGGCCCCACCGAAGCCGACGCCCTCATCGCCGCCCTTGAAGCCGCCGCGCGCCGAGGGGGCCAGCCATGAGCAGCCTCACCATCGACGCGCAGGACACCCTCCTGCATATGACCGGGTGCCGCGCCGAAGACCCCGAGCCCCGCCGCAACCGCTACGTCGGGCCGGCGGACTCGCCGGGCCTGCCGGAGTTGGTGGCCGCCGGCTTGGCGGAATGCCTCGGCGTCTGGCGGCTCGCTCGCGAGCACGCATGGCGCGCCACACCGGCGGGGCTGGCCGAGGCCGAGCGCCTCGCGTCGTCGCGGGCGCCGAAGCTCACGCGGGCACAGCGTCGCTACCGGCGCTGGCTGTCGCTGAGCGACGTGTACGACGTCAGTTTCCGCGAGTTTCTGGTGTCGCCGAAGTTTGCCGACCACCGGAGGGTCCGGCCATGACCGCCCGCCCCTGGCACCACCGCCGCCTGCGGGTCCGCCCCGGCGGGCGGCGCACGTCGGCGGCCGCGCGGCTGCGTGCGCACGTGCTTGCGCTCGGGGCGTGGGAGGCTGCGCTGGCCGCTGCCTCGGGGTGGCGCGGGGCTGTGGCCGCCGGCCCGCTGGCACTGCGGGCCTACATCTTCCGTCGGCCGAGGGGTGAGCACCCGCCCTCCGCGGTCCAGATGTGCTGGGGCCCCGCCGGGGTGCGGTGGCGAGACGCGGCGCTGGAGTGGGCCCGGCGCGCCGAGGTGGCCGCCGACGGCTGGGCCGCGGCGGCGCGGAGGTGGGCATGATTGGTGAGAACAACGCGAGGGCCGCTGTCGGCGGCGAAGGAGACGTGATGAGCGACAGTGACAAGACGACGTGGCGCAAGGAAATCACCGCGGTCATGCAGGACCACGGCGAGTCGTGGGCGGACGTGGAGGGGTGCACGCTGGACGATGCTGCGCTCGAAGTGGCGTTCGACGCTGGCTATGGCGGGACCGCGGGGCAGCCGTTCACGTTGTGGACCGCCGGCCGCGTGTACTTCCCGGGTTGCTACGACGGCGCCGAGTGGGTGGCGTCGGTGCCGCGGCACCCGTGCGATGAGGCCACCGAGCACGTCGGTGGGTGAGCCTGTCACCGCGTGAAATCCCGTAGCCGCTCCCCGCGCGGTAGACTCCGGGCAGGCTCGCGGCACCCCTCCCGGCGGTCGCGGCGTGCCCGGGGGGAGCGTGACCGACACCCGCAGGCAGGCCCTCCTCCTCGCCCTGGCCGCCGCGCGCGGCTACCTGCGGGGGCTGCTCAGGGGCCCCGAGGCTGCGCAGCCCGGCGCGCGGGTGCTGCCGGTCGACGAGGTGCACCGCCGGGCCAGCGCCGCGCACGAAGCCGTGGGCGTGCTGCTGACGGTGGGGGCGGCCGGCGACGGGGTGACCGGGGCGCTGCTGTGGGCGGCGGTGCGGGCGGTGTGGGCGGCGGGGCGGCTCTACCAAGCCGCATGCGCCCACCGACACGAAGGCCCGCCCCATCGCTGAGGCGGGCCGGTCGTCACTGAGGGTCAGCCCGCGACCCAGACGCTGGCCAGCGGGGCCCCGTGCCGCGCGGCGTAGTGCGCCTGCGTGATGGTCAGCAGGTTGTTCTGGCCGGCGGCCTGCGCGCGGTCCTTGGCCTTGCTCCACGCCCGGCTGGCCGGGGTGGCGAGGATGGCGAGGTCCAGCGCGGCGGCGCTGACCTGCGCGGCGGCGGTGATGGCGGCCCACTGCGCGGCGGTGACGTGCTCGCCGTCCTCGGTCGCGCTGTGCCAGCCGTTGCCCGTGCCCGGGTCGCTGCCCCAGGAGAGTTCGTAGACGGGGGCGGCGAGGGTGCCGCGGCGGCTCGGGTTGCCGGCGTTGGGGTCGGGTCTGCCCATCGTGAGACTCCTGTCAGGTCTGCCCGCGCGGCTCAGGCACAGCCACGCGCCGCACCTCCGCCGGGGGCGTGGGGGTGGTCTCAGGCCCGCGCAGGGCTGCCTCGGCTGCGATGAGGAGGGCCAGCCGCAGGGCCCAGAGCGCGTCGCCCGGACGCGGGGCGGCGACGGTGGGCTGGGGGTGCCGGCCGTGGCTGTTGGCGGGGAGCTCGCAGCGGTCGGGGTCGAGGGCAAGGGCGGTCATGCGGCGCGCTCCATCGGGGTCCAGCCCCGGGCGATGGCGATGTCGAGGACGTGCGGCGGCACCCACCGGCGCTTGGGCGCAGCGATGGCGGCCGGGCGCAGCTGCCGCGGGCGCGACGGCCGGTCAGCCTGCCCGCCCCGCGTGGTGCCGACCTGCACCCACCCAGCACCCCGCAGGCTGCCCCCGGGCTCGTGCTCAAGCGTGTAGGTGACCACGGGCTGGCCCGACACCCGCGACCACCGGGCGACCGCGCCGAGGAGCGCCGACGCGCACCCGGGCGGCGCGCCTTCGGGGCACACGGAGCGGGTAAGCTCGGCCCAGCCGTCCGCGTCGAGCAGGCGGGCCACGGGGCGCCCGACGATAGCCCACGCGCACGGCTCGCCCAGTGTGGCGCCGAAGAGCCCCAGCTGCGGCGCGGCCCGGTCGAGGCGGAGGACCTGCCACGCGCAGAGCCCGCCGACGACGTGCGGCAGGTGGCGGTGGTGCCGGGCGCACGCGCGCATCGCCACGGCGAGGTCGGCCGGTTCGACGCGGAGGCGGACGGCACCCGGCGGCTTCATCGGCTCTCCATCGAGGCACGGACAGCCGCGACGGCGTCGGCGGCGCGCTCGAGGCGGTGGGTGGTCTCGAGGCGGTGGTGGTCGAGGGCCGTCTGCAGGGCGGCCAGCTCCTTGCGCATCTCGGCCCGCTCCTCAGCGTGGCGCTGCGCCTCGGCCCGCCACTCGCGCCAGACGCCGACCAGCACCGCGACGACGACGCCAGCGGGGCCCGCGCCGTCCAACAGGGGCGCCAGCGCGCCGAGGCCGGGGTCCGCCACGGGGGGCAGGCCCTCCGCCTGCGCCAGCGCGTCGGTCGCCCACGCGGCCAGCGCGAGGAGGGCGAGGCCAACGACGGCGTAGAGGGCGGGGCCGCGGAGGTGGGCGGGGAGGGTCATAGGGGCCACCGTAGCACGCTCACGACGCGCCGAGGAAGTACAACGTCCCCGCCACCGTGCGCGCGGTCCAGTCCCACTCGCTCGGCACCCACAGGGCGCGGCGCCCGACGGCTACGCCCCCGTCTGCCGCGGGCCCGGGGATGGCTGCGCTGGTCACCGCGACCAGGTCGCCCGCGGCCCAGGCCAGGCAGTCGCCGGTAAGGGTGACCTCCACCGCCTCGCAGAGCCGCGCGGCCCACGGTGCGAGGCGGCGCTCAACATCGTCAAAGTGCGCGCTGAACGCCGCCGACGACCCACCGACGTAGGACAGCGTGGTCAGCGGCGGCACGTCGCCCCCGCCCGGCCAGCCCCCATCGAGGCCCCTGTCAGCGCCGGCCGGCTGGGCGCGCGGCCCCGTGCGGGACGTCAGCAGCTGCGGGTCGAGCGCCGGGATGGGCGTGAGCAGGCCGTAGCTGAGCACGCCGAGCAGCACGACGCCGCTGTACTCGGGGATGCAGTCCGGCGCCCGCGTGGTGTGCGCCCCGACCGCGACCAGCTGCGCGTCGGTGACGTCGCCGACCTGCAGGGCCGACCACGTCGCCGCGTCGTGCGGGTCGACCGCCGCGCGCACGGTGAGCGAGCCCTGCCGCTGCGTCAGCCACAGGCCGAGCGCGGAGGCCCAGCCGAGGATCGCCGCCCCCTCGGGCGCCACGGTGTCGAGCAGGCCCCAGGTCCACGCATCCGAGTAGCCGCGGGCCCCGACCGCGCTGGATAGGGCGCCGATGTCGCCCGCGTCGAGCAGCCACGCGGGCTGCCACAGGCCGGTCCCGGCCGGCAGCAGGTCGTAGGCGCCCCCACCGCCACCGCTGGCGAGCACGCGGGCGATGACGTCCTGCGGGCTGCCGACCACGAGCGGGCCCCAGCGGAGGTCGGCGCCGGCCGGGGTGTAGGTGGGGGTGGTCGTCGCGGGGTAGCTGAGGAGTTGAAGCCCGGTCAGCGTGTAGTTCAGGCCGGTCACGCTGACGCCCGTCGCGCTGAAAAGCGCCGGGCCGCCCGCGGTGTCAAGCTCCATCAGCAGGTACGACGTGCCCGACGGCGTGGGGCAGAGCGCCACCGACGGGTTGTAGACCACGCTGGTGATTTCAAGCGAGGTGTCGCCCGGTGTCCACGCCCCGACGTTGGAGCCGCGCCCAGTCACCCCCTCGCCCAGCCCGGTGCGCCAGTTGGTCGCGCGGTGCCGCGCCTGCGCCCACACCTCCGCCCCGTCGACGACGAGCGTGGCGGCGCCCGGGCGCTGCGTGAGCACCTCGCGGAGCCGGCCGCACCACACACGCTCTCGGCCCGCGGCGGTCTCGAGGTAGACCGCGACGGTCCCGCCCGGGTAGACCGCGCGCACCTGCGCCAGCCGGAGGGGCGAGCCGAGCACCGTCACCCGGAGCTGCGCCGCCGAGGTCGACCAGCTGCGCAGCCGCAGCGAGCCGCCAGAGGCGACGACGGGGCCGCTGAGCTCCGCCTCATCGAGCACGATGGCAGGAAAGCCGACCGGCCCGATCTCCACGGTGAGCCGCGCCCAGCCGCCGCGGAGCGACGACGCCCAGCCCGGCGCCCAGCTCACGAGGTCCACCGCTGCGGGTAGCCGGTCGTGGCCCGGCTCACCTGCGTTCCGCGCGTACGCAGCGCGTCGACGAGCAGCGCGCCTGCGCCCACCTGCTGCAGCAGAGTGGCCTCCAGTTCCGTGTCCTGCACAAGCTCCGCCCGCAGGCTGTAGGTCACCCCGCGCCGCGACGGCACGAGGTCGGAGGCCCGCGACTCCGCCAGCCGCAGCGCCGGGTAGGTGTAGCGCTCCCGCACCACCGCGCCGCCGGTCAGGCCGGTCAGGGTGCCGCGCTGCAGTGTGTGCACGCTGAAGGCCCGGCTGGCGACGAAGTCCTCCTCGCGCTGCCGGGCCCCGCCCAGCGCGCGCAGCACGAGCCTGTCACCCGCGGCGAGCGAGACGGAGCCGGTGGCCGCGGTCAGCGCCGAGGTCGCGGTGAAGACGTCATCGCCCGGCGAGCCGAGCACGCCAGCGCCGAGCCGCGCCGCCCACGCCGTCGTCGCGCGGCCCGCGAGGCCGATGGGCTCGCCGCGCAGCAGGTGGTCGGCCAGTGAGCCGACGAGGTCGCGCACCTCGCGCTCACTGGTGACGCTGGTCGTCTCCAGCGCTGCCGAGAGCTCGACCACGACGCGGTCGGCCTGCCCGAGCGTGGCGTGGACCACGCTCCCGGCGAGGGTCTGCGCGGCGTAGCCCTGCCGCTCGGGGCGCACCTGCAGGTCGGCCACGCGCACGGACAGCGTGACCAGCGAGGCCCCGGCACCCGGCGTCCACCAAACGAGGCCGGCGCTCATCGCTCCCCCAGCACGCGGCCGTAGGGGCCGGTGTCGACGTCTATCGCCTGCGCCAGCCCGACGCCGGAGCCGCGCAGGGACAGCACCACGGGCCCGCCGCGACCGGTGCGGCCGCCGGTCACCGGGGGCAGGGTGAGCCCGGAGCCGAGGTCGGTGGCCACGCGGGACATGTCGCGCACGTCGTCGCGGATGAGGCCCGCCGCCCCGCCGACCGCGGCGCCGACACCTGCGCCGATGGCGGTCCCGAGCCCCGGCACGATGCTGCCGATGAGCGCGCCCGCGCCGGCCCCCGCGACTGCGCCGCGGGAGAGGGCCTGCGCCTTGGTGACGTCGCTCTTGTCCGACCCGCGCCCAGTGATGGCGTCGTACACCGCCTGCCCGATGGCCTCGGGCAGCGTCAGCAGCGCGTCGCCGATGGCCTCGGTGAGCGCCACCACGAGGTCGGGGAGCACGTCGATGATGAGGCTGGGCAGCACCTCCAAGCCGGCGGCCACGGCGCGAGCGAAGTCCTCGCCACGCTTCCGCAACTCCTCGGCCCCAAGCTCCCCCAGCGTGGCCAGCGCGTCGAGCGCGGCGCCGACCACCTGCACCTGCGGGATGCCGGTCGCCGCGCCCAGCGCCCCAACCACGTTCCCGCGCTCCAGCGCGCCCACCGACGCGCCGAAGCGGTCGACAGCTACAGCCGGAGCGGCGGCGCGGGCCTCCAGCCGGGCGCGGCGCTCAGCGTCGGCCGCGGCGATCTCGCGGTTCGCAGCATCGACACCAGCGCCGACCAGCTCAGCCGTGCGCCGGGCCTCCGCTGCGTCGATGGCACGGCCGGCCGCGCCCGCGAGGGCGGCGCCTGCGGGGCCCGCGGCGGTGGTGAGGCCGGCGAGCTCGAGGCGGGCCTCAGCGAAGGTCGACCGGAGCTCATCCCAGGGGCTGCGGAGTTCCTCGCCGCGGTCGGCGATGATGGCCCGCAACCGCTCGATGGCGTTGGCTGCGTCCTCGGCGGAGCTCTCCACCTCGGCGACCGACGTGCTGAGCTCATCAGTCAGCGAGACGGAGCCGCCCCCGCCGTCGCCCTGAGCGAGCCGCCGCTGCAGCGCGACCGCCCCGACCAGCGCCTCGGCGTCGGCGCGGGCCTCGGCGGTCAGCGCGGTCAGGCCCACGCGGTAGCCGTCGCGGGCCCCCTCGGCGATGCCCCGGGCCGCGCGGCCGGCTCCGGCGGCCAGCCGGGCGGCCAGCGCGTCGAGGCCCTGCCCGAGCCCGGAGGCTGCGCTGGCGAGGCTGCGGGGGATGGCGGCCGCGGCCTCGCCACCGACGGCGGCCAGCGCGTCGGCGGCCAGCGTCTGGATGGCCTCGATGGCGGTCAGCACGGTGCGCAGCGGCAGCAGCAGGCCGTTGACGTAGGCTTGGCCGAGCGACTCCACCAATGCGCCAGCGCTCAGCTCTGTATCCGCCAGCGCGCGCTGGATGGTCAATGCACCAGCGACGGCCACGACGGCCATCTCCTGCAGCGTGGGCGCCACCTCGCCAGCGATGACCCCAGCGATGGCCGATAGGGCGGGCCGGATGGCCTGAATCGCCGCCGCAGCCGCCTCCGCCTCGGCCACCGTCTCGGGCGGGATGAGCTCGGGCGCCCCGAGGGCCTCCAGCTCCCGCAGCGCGTCAGCCACCTCGGCGACGTGCAGCGTGGCCGCGACCGCAGCCGCGCCTGCGGCGCCGAGGCCGACCGCCACGGCAGCCATCGCCCCGACGGTCGCGCCCGCGGGGGTGAGCAGCACCTCGAGCGAGCCGACGAGGTCGCCCGCGGCGGTGGCTGCGGCCTCTGCGCCGGGGGAGACGACCCCGAGGGCGCCCGCGAGGGTCTTGAGGCTGGTGTCGGCGCGGCCCGCGCTGTCGCGGATGTCGTCGAGGGTCTTGGAGGCGTTGGCCCCACCTGCGAACAGGTTGTCGAAAAACCCGCTCAGCACGCCGCTGCCGATTGTCGTCGAGCGCGTGCCGCGGGCCCCGAAGGCCGCCGCGGGGTCCACGCCCCGGCGCGCGAGGCTGGCCTGCTGCGCCGCCGCGTCCGCAGCGACGGCGGCCCGGCGGCGGTTGAGCAGGTCCTGCTCGGTCTGCCCCAGTTTGCCGGCGGCCTTGAGCTGCTGCTCGAGCGTGTCGAGCACCTCTCGCTCAAGCTGAGCGCGCCCGGCGATGTTGCCGAGCGACTGCCGGACGTCCGCCTGCCGCTGCTTCTCGAGGTCGCGCTCGAGTCGCGCGAGGTCGCGGGCCGCCTTCGCCTGCGCCGCCTTCGCTGCGGCGGCCTGCTGCGCCGCGGTCGGGCCTGCAGGGGCGGCCGGAGCCGGAGGGGCAGGCGCGGGGGCAGGCGCGGGGGCAGGCGCCGCACCCGCTGGGGTCGCCGCAGGGGCGGCCGCAGAGCCGGAGACGGCCCGCTGCACCCGTGAGCGGCCAGCGCCAGCCAGGGAGCCCGCGGCGGCCGTCTGCGCCGCGCTCAGCTTGAGCAGCGCCGCCTCGGCCGCCTGCGCGTCGGCGGTCAGCTTGCCGAGGTTGGTCGACGCGCCCGCCGCACTCTTGGCGACCTTGTCGAGCCCCGGGCTGGCCTTGTCGGTCAGCGCGAGCAGGTATGTGACGCGCCGGTCAGCCATGCGCGCAGCCTACCACGCTCACAAGCCCACCGTGCGCGCCTGCTGCGCCCGCCACGCCCACGCCCACGCCACGCTCGCCCAGCGCCGCGCGGCCGGACTGAGCGCGTCGTGCTCGGGCTCGTCGAGCCACGGCTCCTCGCCGGTCGCGCTCGGCAGCGGGCGCCAGCGGTCGCCGTCGGCCGCCGGCAGGTAGCGGCGCACCACCTCGGCCGCCTCGAGCGCGGGCGCCATCCCCGCGCGCCACAGGGCCACGAGGTCGCCCCAGCGCAGCGAGCCCACCCACAGGTCGCCGGGGTGGTGCGGCAGGGCCGCGGCCGTCACGGGGCGCCACTCCTCGCCATCCCAGCGCGCCGCGAGCAGGGCGGCCACGTCGCCCGCAACCACGAGCGGGTCAGCCTCGCGCGTCAGCTCGCCCTCGGCCTGCCCGGTCCACCCGGCGAGGGCGGCGGCAAGGCAGCGGTCCCGCGTGGCCTCGTGCCCCGAGAGCGCGCCGTAGGTGGCGAGGCGCACCGCGAGCACGCCGAGCACGGTGGGCACCGCGACGCAGCCGGGCGGGGGCTCCGCGGGGGTGGTCGCCTGCGCTCGCAGCAGGGCCGCGGCGCGGTGCGCCAGCGACTCCGCCACAGCGAAGGCCAGCATGGCCTCGTGTCCCGCGAGCACCGCCGGGGGCAGGTAGGGCACGGCCTGGTCGGGCGCCAGCACCGCCCGGTGGATGCGGCAGGGGATGGGGTCGAGGGCCTCCTCGAGCGGCGCGTCGGGCCCGGAGGGGGCGCCGACGGCGATGACGAGGCTGTGCAGCAGGTCCTCGACGGCCTCGCGCTGGTCGTCGCTGAGCCCCGCCGGCTGCAGCAGCCACGGCAGGGCCTCGGCGTGGCGCCGCTCGTCCTCCCAGCCGACCGCGCGCCACCAGACGCAGGTGTGCCCCGGCAGGAGGCCGCCCGTGAGGGGCGGCTCTGCCAGGGCGCGGGAGAGCAGGGAGGGCCCGGAAGTCACGCCCAGGTGCCCTGGGAGGGCGCCGCCGAGCTGGCCTGGTTGGTGAGCTCAACCTTGCAGCCATAGTCCGAGCCGGTCAGCGACTGCGCCGCAAACTCGACGGTCTCCACCAAGGCGCCGCCTGCGGTGAACGGCGCGCTGATGCTAGCGATGCTCGCTTGCGACAGGTACGGCTTGAACACGTACGAGCCGCTCGTGAACGTGATGGACGTCGCCCCGCGGGTTCCGGCCATGTAGTTGGCCCGCAGCGTGGCGCTGTCGGCCTCATCGGCGGCGCGGGTGATGGTCATCCGGGCCACGATGGGGCCGCTCAGCACACCCTCGCCGAGCCCGTCGGTGCCGAAGTCGCCCGCGCGGTCGAGCGGCCGGGTGAGGCTCAGCGACAGGGTGCGGGCTGCGACGGAGTTCCCGCCGAAGCTGAGCACCGCGCCGTGTTTCCCGAGCACGGGGATGTCGGTGACCAGCGAGTTGGCCGCGGGCGTCTCCGTGGCGGCGACCATGAGCTGGTAGGTCGAGGACCGCGACGCCACGTTGGCCGAGAGCGTGAGGGTGAGGTAACCCACGCCCTGCGCGTCAATGGCCAGCTCGGCGCTCTCGACCTGAGCGCCCCAGAACTCATCCTGCAAGCTGGTGCCATCGGCCGCCTGGTACACGAAGACCAGCGAGAGCGCGAAGCTACCCATCCCCATCGCGTAGGTGTGGGTGTAGTAGCCGCCGGAGGGGGAGCCGGTAGTGCCGGCCGCGCCGAGCGCCCACTGGAGCCACGGGCCCACGCTGGCGTAGGTGACCGGGATGCGCACCGTGCCCGAGGCCCGCTGGCCGGTCACAAAGCGCGCCGACTCGCCGCCGCTGCCAGGTCCGGAGAGGTCCTCGACAGTCACCGCGACAGCCTCGGGGGTGAGGGTCACCTCGGCAGCGTGCGCCCAGGCGACGGCATCGCCCGTCGTGGGGAGGGTGCCGTAGGTCGACGTGGAGCCGCCGTCGATGACGAGGCCGATGCTGCCGGCCTTGGTGGAGCGAGAGAGGACAGCAGACATGCGCTACTCCTGGGGGGTGATGCCCCGCACGGTCGCGTAGACCGCCAGGGTGCGGGAGGGGAGGGAGCCGGACGCGGGGCCCTTGAGGTAGGCGCGGACGCGCAGGGTCGCGGGCTGCGCCTCGTCGGGCGTGACCAGCACGAGCGCCACGGTGCCGCGGCTCGGGGCCCAGGCGCACCGCACGTTGCTGTCACTCCACCAGTTGGCCGGCGTGGTCGGCTCGCTGTCGCCGTTGCCGTCGGCGACAACGGCCGTCAGCCCGGCGACGTCCTCAAGCTCAGCGCCGCCCTGGCCCGGCGTGTCAGCCCGGCTCACCGGCAGCGGCAGGGCCACGAGCCGGCCGCTGCCGACCGGGATGGTCACGACGATGCCCGAGGTGTACCCGTTGCCCGAGGCGACCGGCGGCACGTCCACCTCGGCGGCCGGCAGCGTCGCCGGGGGCAGCGCGTAGCCGGGCGTGGTGGTGCCGCTGACGGTGGTGGAGGGGTCGGCCGCGACCGTCGCGGAGGGGCCCCAGTAGAGGTAGACCACGCCCACCGTGGCCCCCGAGGGCGGGGTCGGGGCGGTGATGGTGATGGCGCCGGTCCGCGAGGCGTAGGTCCACGAGGTGCGCTGGTGGGCGAGAGTCACGCCCTGCGCGTCACAGGCGAGCAGGTCGTAGCCGTCGCTCTGCACGGTCGCCCAGAGCTCAGCGAGCTCCGGGTCGAGCTTGACCGCGGCGGGCTTGCCCGCGTCGATGGCGTAGCTGACGGCCATCCGGTAGCGGCGGGCGCTCGATTGGGGCCACGGCATGGTCAGCCTCGCAGGGTGCTGAGGGACAGCGTAGCATAGACCTGCAGGCGCCGCCCATCGGTGTCCAGCCGCACGGCAGAGCCGAGCAGCTGCACCTCGTGCGCCACGGTGCCGGACGCGCTCAGCGCAGCGTCGGCCACCTGGTCGAGCACCTCAGCGGCCGCGAGCAGCGCCTGCGCGTCCTCGGTGTAGCCGAGGATGAGCAGCACCTCGTAGACCGCCGTCGCCGCGCCGAGGATACCCTCCCGCTGCGTGCTCAGGGTGGGCCCGACGAGGTAGCAGCAGGGCGCCGCCACCTGCACGCTGGCGTCCTTGGCAGTCACGAGCCGGACCTTGCCAGACAGCGACACCGGAGAGCCGGAGAGCCCGGTGTCGGTCAGCGTCAGGCCCGAGAGCAGGTCGATGAGTGCCTGTGCGGATGCTCGGCTCAAGCGGCCTCCAGGCCCATCAGGACAGCGAGGGGGAGCCGCTGCGGCACCACGCGCACCACCTCGGCGACGGCGTCGCGCAGGTAGTGCTTGGCAGGCAGGACCACGGGCCCCGGCGTCAGCACGAAGAGCAGCCCAGCCGGCCCGAAGAGCAGCCACCCGCCGCCGCGCCGCGGCGCCCACCGGGGCGCCGCCACGTCGCGGGGCGAGGTCAGCCCGCCCGCGGTCGCCAGCGACGTCGGGATGGCAAGAAAGCGCGCCCGGCGGGGCCGGATGGTCGCCCCGAGCTCCTGCGCCCGCGCGTAGTCGGCTGCGGGGGTGCCGGCCTCGCCAGCCGTCCACTCCACCTCGACCACGGAGGGGCCCGCCGTCGCCCGGCCGCGGATCGACCGCCCCAGCGTGCCCCGGCCGGAGCGCCCGGTGTAGACGCGCTCAGCGGCGAGCAGCGCGCCCAGCCCGCGGCCCTCCTCGGCCAGCCCGGCGCCCAGCGCGAGCAGCCGGTCAGGCCAGCCGAGGGCGGCCGCCTGCAGCTCCTGCAGCATCTCCTCGGGCGTCACCGCCGCACCACGCGGGCCGGCGGGCAGACGTAGGGAGCCAGCCGCGCGAGCAGGTCGGGCGGCCACTCCTCGGGGCGGTAGCCAGTGCTGGCGGTCTGGCCGTCGCTGGCGCTGGTTTTGCCACGGCGCGCCTCCGTCTTGAGGCTCCACGAGGTCAACTCGCCCACGATGCCCTGCAGGTCCTCGGGCACGGTCGACCACCCGGCGGTCAGCGTCACCCGCACCTCTTCGCTCGCAGGCTCCCCGCCGAGCCAGCGCAGAGCCGGCGAGCGCGGGTCGCTCAGGTCGAGCCGGTAGTCGGTGCCCGACACGAGCGCGGCGTAGTCGACGCCGGAGGTCCCGCCGACGTCGTCGCCCGCCCGCACGTCGGTGACAGCGGTCACCGGGGCGAGGGGCAGCGTCAGCCGGGTCGAGTCCCGCAGGCCGTAGAGGCTCGGGATGATGACGGTGTGGGCCGACGAGGTCAGCGTGCGCACACCCGCGTCGTTCTCGCGCCAGCCGATGTAGGCGAGCACCGCGCCAGTCACCGCGCGCAGCCGGGCCGTCGCGATGGTCTCGGTGGTGCTGACGTCGCGGGCGTAAAGCGCGAGCCAGTCAGCATAGCTGACAGCCGGAGTCGTCGTCATGCGTCATCCCCGAGCACGTCGCGCAGGACGTGCGCCAGCCCCTCCACTTCCTTGAGCAGCCGCCGCGCCTCGCGCCGCGTGATGCGGGCGCCGCCGGGGCCCGCGGGCCGGAGCGCGGTGGCGAGGCTGCGCAGGGTGCCGAGCACGGGCCCGGCGAGCTCGACGAGGGGGCCGTCGTCGGGCGGAACGAAGCTGCCATCAGGGGGGCGGGTGCGGGTGCTCACGAGGTCCTCCCAGCGGCGAGGGCGAGGCCCCGGGCGATGGCGGCGCCGAGCGACTCAAGGCCGGCGCCGACGAAGAGCCCGTGATGCAGCGGCTGGTTGACGAAAGCCGCCTCCAGCACGATGGCGTGCGTCGTGACGCCGGGGGCGAAGGGGCGCCCACCCGCCCACGCGGCTTGGATGAGGTTGTGCGAGCCGGTCGACCCGAGCGCCTGCCACGTCGAGCCGTTCGCAGGCTTGCCGAGGCCCGCCAGCCGCCGCAGCTCCGCCTCGACGGCAGCAGCCATCGCCGGGGTGCCGGGCTCGCCCGCGTCGTGGATGGCGGCGCAGTAGCTGCCGGGCTCGCCCTTGTTGCTGTTCAGGTGCAGGTGCACCACGACGGCCCGGCTGCACTTGCGGGCCGCAGCCGAGCGCACGCCCTCGGCACAGCGCGCGGTGTAGCCGCGGAGGGGGTGCCGGCCCGGCGCGCCCGCGGGGGCGTCGTGGATGCCGATGGGCAGGCCGAGCGCCTGCGCGTGCCGCACGATGACCGGGGCCAGCTGCCGCACGATGACGGCCTCCTGCAGTTCCCCGCAGGTGGCGCCGGGGTCGTACAGGTCGCGCCCCTCTTTGGTGCGGTCGCCGTGCCCGGGGATGATCGCGACGTAGGTGCTCACGGGGCCTCCGGGGGCGCGTTGGTGGCGTCGGCCAGCTCCGCCAGCGTGGCTGGGCCGTCGAGGGCGGCCACGCGGGTGGTCAGCGCCTCGGCGAGCGCCACCGCGAGGTCGCGCTCGAGGTCGGTCAGGCCGGGCAGCCCGGCGAGGTAGCCGACGAGGTCGACCGACTCCTGCCACGCGCCGACGACGGCGAAGCGGAACGACGTGGTGAGCGGGCGCTGGTACTTGGCCACACCCACCTCAGCGCGAGCCTCCAGCGCCGCCCGGAGCCCCTCGGAGCGCGCCCACGACTGCGCCACCGGCAGGGCGAGGGGAGCGCCGGGGGGCGCGGTGTCGGGGCCCAGGGCGGCGGTCGCGCGGGCGCGCAGGTGGTCGAGGCTCACGGCGTCTCCGCTTGGATGCGCTCGGCCAGCGGCCGGGCCACCGCGCGCGAGTCGGTCGCGCTGGGCTGCGTCGGGCTGGACAGGTCGGCGGCGCGCAGGGCGGCCAGTTCGTCGCCCTCGATCTGGCCCTCGAAGGCGACTGCCTCGCGCTCGCCAGCTTCGTCAGCGATGGTGATGACGCGCAGGTTCGTGACTTGCATACTGGCTCCTCAAGGGACGCGCGAGGTGGTGCGCTCGAAGACTTGGATGCGCTCGATGGCTGTTGCGCACGAGCCGCCCGATGCGGCGCCGTTCCAGCTGTAGAGTTGGACGTAGATGGTCGACCCGCTGAAGAGCGGTGCCTCAAGGCCGACGTTCGGCCCGCTGCTGTCGCCACCAATGTCAGCGAGATAGTCAGCCGTCCCGCTGTCCGGGTTGCGACTCCCAGCGGTCGCAAACAGTGTCCGAGCCTTGCCCACGACGCGCACGTCGGTCTGCACCATCGTCGTTCCGTCGCGCCACCCGGTGGGCACGCTCGCGGCAACGTCAGCCACGGAGGTAGACTTGCGGCTTTGCAGCTTCACGAGGTTGCCGGCGGTGTTTTGCCACACTGCACCCGAGAACTCAGCCGACGCCTCACTGCCACTGGCCACAGTCACACCAACAAGCGCGCGCTGCGCTGTGCCGGTGCCCATATTCACGCGCCAGCGCACCAACACGAGCAGGTCGTCGGTCGCACCGACGGACGGGCTGACAGGGACGGCGGTCCGCAGGCGGTAGGCGGTGGAGCCGACCGCTCCGGGCACGTCAGCGATGAGGCCGCGGGCCGCGTCGGCGCCAGCCGTGCCGGTGGTGATGGTGCCGACGGACATCGTTGCGTTGACGGTGACGGTCGACCCGCCCGCAAGGGTGACGGTCTTGTCGCCGGTCGTCGTGAAAGTTTGGGTGGTGGACCCGACGAAGTTGACATCGCCGATCTTCGTCCATGCGCCCGCAATCGCGGTGGACGGGGCGACCGCGACCAGCGCGCTGCTCTGCGAAGTCTGCCCGCCCGACGACGCGGTCAGGGTCGCGGCGTAGGCGGTGCCGTCAGCGACGGTCCACGTCCACGCGCCGAGGCCGGAGCCGCTGGCGGTCGGCGCGCTGTTGTCGCTGCCGCGGACGGCGCAGGTGTAGGTGGTGCCGTCGGGCGCGCCGGGGTGGGTCCACGTCGCTGACGCGGACGTTGTGCCGCTGGCGAGGGACTGCACCGCCGGGGGCGTCGGGGCGGTGAGGTCAGCCGGGGCAGCACCGCCCGCCGGGTAGACCGGCCAGATGGGCGCGCAGCTCACGACACCGCCACGTAGACCGTGGCCGCGCTGCTGTCCGCGCGCACCTCCAGCCGGGTAGAGGCAGGCAGGCCGCCAGCGGCTGGGCCGGGCAGCGACATCCAGGTGTTCGCGTCGAGAGGCACGAGGTCGTCGCTCGCCCCCCACCGCAGCGAGCAGGCATGAGTGGCGCGCACCACTACGATGGCGGTGCCAGGGGCGAGGGTGACCACGAGGCCGTCGGTGCTGTCGACGGAGGTCACAGCCTTGGTCGCCGCCCTGTTTGTGGCTGAGAGGTCAAGGGTCTGCAGCGCCACGGGGGCCTCCTGCGCGAAAGGGCGGGGGTGGTGGCCCCCGCCCTCAGCTTAGCACGTCGGTGACGCGCGGCTCAGTTGGCCGGCTCGAGCAGCCAGGTGACGCCGGCCTCCGTGGCCTTGCCGCTGCCGCCCTTGGCCACGGTGACCTTGAGCTGGCTGCCGGCGGCCAGCACCACAGCACCCGGGCTGAGGGTGAGCGCGAGCGGGGTGTCGGCGGTGAGCGCGCCCTGGTTCGCGGCGCGGCTGTCGTAGCCGGTGGTCCCGGTGATGTCGCTGTCGACGTAGTCGGTGTTGTCGGCGGCGATGCCGTCGGTGTCGGTGATGGAGACCGCCACGATGCGGCAGGCCATCGGGACAGGCACGGCGTACTCGCCGCCGGTGCCGGCCGCGGTGATGATGCCCGAGATGCTCATGGGGAAGCGGGACATGGTGAACCTCTCAGACGCTGAAGTTGAAGCCGAAGGCCACGGGAACCTTGGCGGTGGGGAGGGCCAGCCACGGCTTCCGCTGGAAGAACGTGGTCACGAGCCGCGCGTCGCCGTCGACCACGTCGGCCGCCACGAAGCGGCCGTGGTCGGGGCCTTGCACGTCGACCAGGGTCGAGGCGTTGACGAGGAAGGCGCCGCAGAGCGAGGCCCCGCTCGCGACCACGCCGGAGCTGTTGAACAGGGTGCTGACGCCGAAGTGGGTGAGGACCGGCGTCCCGTCGAACAGGGTGCCGACGAGGAACGGGTTCCCCGCCGCGGTCGCCGGGGTGAAGAACGGCAGGCCCTGCACACCGACGCTCAGGCGGGCGAACTGGTCGGCCACCTCCTGCGTCACGATGAGCGCGGCGCCGCGCTTGTACTGACTGCCCAACTTGTTCCGCAGCAGCTTCATCGCCGCGAGGCCGTTGGCTTGCGACGAGAACACCGCGCTGGCGGCCACGGACAGGCCGGTGGCGAGGTCCACGGTCGCGCTGCGGTCCGCGGCCATCTTGCGGAGGCCGTCGGCGAGCAGCAGCGGGTCGGTCCCAGAGCCCGCGCTCACCGCGTCGCGGTGGTCGAGCACGAGCGCCTGCAGGCCGGCGACCCCGTAGGGGTGCGAGGCCGGGGCGGTCTCTTCGTCGCCGTGCAGCAGCACGTAGTCGGCGGTCGCGGCGAGGCTCAAGGCCCCGGCCCGGCGGTGCAGGGCGAGCCAGTCGACGGCCTCGCGCGGGTCGCGCAGGCTGGCGCCGTCGATGAGCGAGGCGTGGACCGCGCGCTTGCCGGTCAGCTCCAAAACGCTGGTGGCCACATCGGTCTTGGGGAAGGCCCCGACCGTATTCGTGGTTTGGCGCCCCATGATGTTCATCCCACCCGTTCCGGTCAGGACGCGAACCTTGAGCGCGGCGGTCTGGTGCAGACCGGGCCCGCCGGCGCTGCGCAGCACGAGGTCGTAGAGGCCGACCGCCTGGTCGGTGATGTCGACGGCGTCGGGGAGATAGTCGTCGGCCACCCACTGGTAGCCCGGCACGCTGGCGCCGCCGGCCGAGCTCGAGGCGAGGCTGCCGTGCCGGCGGATGGACGCCGAGCTCGCCGCCGCGACGGTGCGGGAGTGGCTGGTCAGCTCGCCGCGCAGGGTCGCGGGCGCGCCGTCGGCGATGTGCATCAGGCGGCCGAGCATCTCGCTCGGCAGCACGCGCACGCCGAGGGCCTTGCAGGCGTTGATCTCGGCGAGCGTCTCGCGGTAGGCGTTGACGGTGGCCGCCTCGTCGGCGGACAGGTGGGCGGTGGCGCCCTTGTCGAGCAGGCCGGGCACGGTCGACTCGACCACGTAGGTCTCGCCGCCGTGCTCAACGGTGTCGCGTCGCTGCGCCGCGGTGAGCCGCAGCTTGCCGTCCTTCGCGCGGAAGGCGGCCACGCCACTCCCCTCAAGGGCGGTCTCAGCGGTCAGGCCGGGGCCGGCCAGCTTGGCGAGCGCGGTGTCGGTGTTGTCCTGGCGGGCGAGGATGCCCTCCAAGGTGTTCTTGAGCCCCTCGGGGCTGCCAAGGTCAATGACGGTCACGCGGACCTCCTCAGCGCCGAGCCGCAGGGCTCAGCAGGTGGGTGATGCCGGACGCGGCCGGCTTGGCGGGGGAGAGCAGGGAGAGCACAGCGGGGGAGACGGAGGGCGCCGCCGCAGCGGACAGGGCGGCCTCGCCCTCCACCTCAGCGCGCGCGTCGTCGGCGAGGCCGTCGGCCCAGCCGCGGGCGGTGTCGCCGCCCCAGAGGGCGCGGGCAATGGCGAGGGCGGTCGGCGTGCCGTCCTCCTCCTCCATCGGGCCGTCGACCTGCGAAAAGCGCGCCCACCACGCGGCGATGGTGAGCAGCAGCTCCGGCGTCACACGCCCGGAGACCAGCGCCCGGGCGGTCCGGACCCCGGAGGCGGTGCCGCCCCGGCCGTACTCCTCGCGCCAGTCGAGGCCCTGCTGCGCCGCAGCGCGGACCTCGCTCGGCACGTCGTAGAGCGCGCCGTCGTCGGACTCGGCGGGGGCGTCGTCGGCCGCGGCCTCGTCGGGCTCAGCGGGCGGGTCCTCGGTGTCGAGCACGGGGCCGAGGACCTCGACCACAGCGTCGGCCTCGGTCATGTCGTGATGCGCGGTCAGGTGGCGGATCATCAGGCGCTGAGCCTCGGTCAGCCCGCCGTCCTCGCCCTCGTCGGCTTCGCCGTCCATCGCCCACCGCGCGCCCTCGTCGGCGCCGACCGCCACGAGGCTGGCCTCGTAGACCTCGACGTCGTCGATGACGTACTGCAGCCGCGTCAGGTCGGCGCCCTCGGCCTGCATGGCGGCGAGGTCGTCGGGCTTCATCTCGTCGCGGTAGCGCCAGCGGCCGCTGAAGCCGATGCTGGCGGCGCTCAGGAAGCCCCCATCAACCAGCGCGCGGGCCTCCTGCGCGTCCGGCGTCTCCGCCCAGCGCAGGCCCGAGGCGACCACGCGCCGGCCGTCGACGCGGGCCCCGGTCCACGCCCCGACGATGCGCGTCCGGTCGTGCTCGCGGAGCATCACGAGCTCGTCGGTGCCGCGGCGGGTGCGGAGCCGGATGGCCCCGGTCAGGTGGTACTCGCCCCCGTAGGCGCCGCCAGTGTTGAGCACGTACTCCGCGCCGTCGCGCTCGACGGCGAGGGCAAGCGAGCCGGTGCGGCGGGTCGGGCGGGCGGAGAGGGGGCGGACCATCAGGACCTCACGAGCCGCAGGCCAGCGGCGGCCTCGGCGGCGGGGGAGACTTCAGCGGGGCCGGGCCAGCGCAGGCCCTGCACCTCGTAGGCGGCGGCCGGGTCGGCGCCGACGTCGATGGCGGCGCGCGCGAGCCGGGCGCGCTGCTCCTCAGCCGCAAGAGCCTCAAGCGCGAGGTCGCTCGACCAGTCGCAGACCACGCGGCAGCCCGCGCGGCGCTGAGCCGGCGTCAGCACCGCGTCAACCAGCGGCTGCAGCGCCCGGGTGAGCGTCGCGGCGAGGTCGCGGCGGGCCTCGGCTGCGTCCTGCACCTGCCGGGTCGCGGCGCTGTCGTTGGTGACGGAGAAGCCGTAGAGGATGGGCGGCTGGAACAGCGCGAGGATGACCGCCTTGCGCGTATCCTCGCGCAGCGGAAGCTCATCGCGCGGGGCACCAACGCCCTGCCCAAGCGCCGACACCTCAAAGCCCTCGGTCGCCACCCACAGCCCGGTCCTCTGCCGGGTGCGCTGCAGGAGCTGCACCTGCCCGGCGAGGTCCTGCGCGGAGGCGGCGCGAGAGCGCAGCAGCACGCCGTCCTCGACCCCGTGCGGCCGGCTGGCGAGGTAGGCGCTCAGCCCGCGGTCGCCCTCGAGTTCCCCGAGCAGGCCGTAGAGCGGCGGCACGCCGAGCAGGTGGTCGGGCCTCAGCCTCACCGGCAGGTGCCGGGCGTGCGCCATGCGCTCCGGCGGCACCGTGTACTGGCGCGAGGCCGTGGTCACCCGGTAGCCGACGACGGTCAGACCCTCGGCGTCCGCCACCGGCGTCACGTCGCCCGGGTCGTGCCGCAGCAGCAGGCCGAGCTTCGGCGACGTCTCAGACGGGTCGCCCCGAAGCTCGCAAAACGCGTTCCCATCAGCCAAAAGGTCGAGCGCGAGCTGGTACATCAGCCCGTGCTCCCCGCCAGCTGCGGTCCCGAGCAGCGTCAGCACCGCGGGCGCCTCGACGGCCTGCCCGGTGCGGTCCTGCACCGTGAGCGGCGTGTCGGCGATGGCGCTGGCGGTGCGCGCCATGCACGTTTGCGCGTAGGAGCTGCCCAGCACCGCAGTCACGAGCGCCGTGCGGCTGGCCGCCCGCGTGCTGTCCTGCGCCCCGACCACGACGTCGCGCTCCAGCGGCAGGCCCGGCAGCGCGGTGCCAAGCAGGCGCGCGCGCGTCTCCGCCTCGGCAGCAGGGCCGAGCAGGGTGCGGAGGGCGAGGAGGGCGCGCTGCCACAGGGAGGCCATGCCCGCAGCGTACACCAAATACGCAGGCCCCGCAAACAAGCGCCCCGCCGGGTGGTGTCCGGCGGGGCGTGGAGCGACACAGGAGGCACCGGCGACCAACCGGCCCGCTCCCCTACCCCGTGCGCAGCGGGAGCGCCACCTGGCCCGGCAGAGGGGGCGCCGCGTCGTCGGCCGGGCGGGGCCGCCGCTCCGGCGGTGGGCGGTGGCGGTCGAGGGGCGCGGCCCGCAGCGATGGCAGGAGCGCCAGCTGCTCGCGGCCGTCCTCCACCTCGCGCGGCGGGGGCGGCGGGTCGTGCTCGAGGCGGGCCCGGCCGGCGCCCCAGCGGGCCTCCCACCGGGCGGCCATGGAGCGCGCCACGGGCTCGCGCTGGCGGCCGTAGTCGTACCAGTCGCCGCCCGGCTGCTGCAGGTGCAGGCGCCACTCCGCCGGCTCCGGGTGCCGCGGGTCGGGCGCCGCCTCTGCGTCGCCGTCGCCGCCGTACCACGCGCCGGGGCGTCTCACCGCGCGTCCTCGGGCCCGCGGACCTGCTCAGCGAGCCACGCCAGCGCCTTGGCCCGGCGGTCGGCGGGCATGGTCGACAGGCGCGGGCCGCCGCGCGCGGTCAGGCGCGCGTTGGCCTCGTCGTAGCTCAGGCCGAGCTCCTTGAGCCTCATCATCACGCCCCCCTTGGCCCCCTCCCAGCTGGGGTCGTGCTCCGCCTGCCGGTGCTCGCGCTCCACCGGGTGCTCGTCGCGCCCGCGCCGGGGCGGGGCCCGCTCCGCCTCGCCATCGTCCTCGTCGCGCTCCTCTGCGCCGAGCCCGCAGATGGCGGCCAGCGTGTAGCGGCGGCCGTAGGTGATGGTCGAGCCGAGCGCCTGCACCGCGGTCAGCGCCTTGTTCTCGGGCACCGGCAGGGAGAGGCTCGTGCTCATCCACTCCCCGCTGGCGTGGGCGAGCCTAGTCGTGACGGTCACGCGCCCGGCGTCGGCGCTCACACCCTGCACCACCGCCACACCCTGCGCGGCGAGGGGCTCGCGCACCGCCTCGAAGTAGCTCTCCAGCGTGGCGTAGCGGCTTTTCAGGTGGCTGTTTGCGCGGTCCTTGCGCGCGTCGCGCAGCGCGGGGGCCGCGGCGGCGAGGGCTGCGGCGAGGTGGCCGATGGTCTGGCTCTGGTCGATGCTCATGGTCGCTCCTGTCGTCGTTGAGCCCTCAGAAGGGCAGGTCATCCGTCATCGGCACGGGCCACCACGACCCGCTCCGCCACGCGCTCCGGCCGCGCACCACACGCAGCCGCAGCACTCGCGCGCCCACCCGGCGCCACACGCGGGCCGGGGGCGTGGTGCCGCACCGCCCGCCGCACCCCATCACGTCGCAGCCGAGGCAGGTCATCGCCGCCCCACAAGCTGCGCGTAGGGCGAGGGCCGCCGGTCGCCATCAAAGGCCAGGCGGTGCCAGTCGGCGGCGGTGCCGCGCATGGCCGCCACCTCCGGGCCGGTCATCGGCCCAGGCGCCGCGCCGCAGGCGGGGCCGCGCAGGCTCGCCACGAGGGCGGCCCGGCGGCGCAGCTCGGCGGGGTCGGCGCCGAGCGGGGGCAGGTCAAGCAGGGTTCGCATTGGTCACCTCCTGCCACACTATAGCGCACGCTCCGATAGCGCGCAAGCCTCTATCTCCCACCCGCCTAAATCTCCGCCAAGACCAGCAGCAGGTCGCCACTCTCACCCCGCACCGCCGCGTCGGTGGCGTGCGCCAGCCGGTGCGGCAGCACCCCGCGGCGCCGCGCCGACAGGGGCCGCAGCACCTGCCAGGCGCGCTCCACCGCCGCGCCCAGCTCCGGCCCGAGCCGGTGCCGGCGCCACTCGGCGCGCCATGTCTCCGCGGGCCAGTCGGTGGCGGGGTCGAGGGCGGCGCCCGCGGCCTCTGCGGCGGCGCGCGCGGCGGCGAGTTCGGCCGTGCGCAGGGCGTCGAGGGCGCGCTCGGCGGCGGGGTCGGCGGCCCGGATGGCGGCGCGCTGGTCGGCGGCGGCGCGGGCCTGGTCGGGGGTGATGGGGGTCATGCGCCCTCCATGGGGCGGACGTGTCGCCCGGCTGCGATTTCCTCAATCAGCTCGCGAACGTAGTCCTCGGTGCGCTCCGGGAGAACCTCGCAGCCCAGCAGGTCGTCTCGCAGCTCGGCAAGTACCGCCGCCCGCTCAGCAGCCGCGCCCTCGTCCCGCAGCGCCTGGCGCTCGGCCTCAAGCTTGGCCGCGCGGGCCCGCTGCACCAACGGCTCGGCGTGGACATCGCGCGTCAGCGTAAAGTGGCCCATCGAGCACCTGCTCGAGCCGGACGGGTCGCGGTCGCGCTGGATGATGGCGCAGCCGCAGCTCGACGCCGGGCAGTAGCCGTAGGGGTTCAGGTCGTCGGTGGTCATGCTCTACTCCTGAAGGCGGCGGTCGCCGCGGATGATGCGCGCGGCCACAGCGGCGTGCGCGGGGGTGGGAGCGGGGATGCCGGGCGCCGCGGGCGGGGCCCACGGGCGGCGGGGCTCGGCAGGCTCTGGCGGTGGCGGGGCAGGCAGCGGGGCCGGCCGGCGCGCGGCCGGGTCGAGCCAGGGGCAGACCTCGCGAGCGTAGCGGAGGGCGGCCTCCCGGTCGCCAGCCCGCTGCAGCGCCGCGATGCGGGCCTGCATGTCCTCGGCGGCCTCGGTGTCGGTGAAGAGCAGCTGTCTCCAGCGGTCCCACAGCGCGTCGTAGACGTCCCGTGCCATCAGGTCACCTCCGCAGCGAGCCGGGCCTCGAGGTGCACAAGGGCCAGCGCGATGGCGTCGAGCTGCTGCTGCGCGACCACGCGGCGGTTCTGCGCCGCTGCCACCTCGCGGGCCGCGGGCCCGAAGGGCGGGCCGCCCGCGCGCCGCTCGGCAGCTTGCGCCGCCTTGGCCTGCTCGTGCGCCGCGTTGGCAGCCTCGAGCTCGGCCAGCCACCCGTCCCGGGCCTCCGCAGCAGCGGCGCGGTCCTCGAGCAGCCGCTCACGCAGCGGCCGGACCGGCGCAGCAGGGGGCGGCGGCGGTGGTGCGGGCGGCGGCTCCGGCTCGGCGACCTCCTCCCACAGCAGCACGGCGGGCGCGGCAGCCTGCTCGGCGATCCACGCTTGCCGCTCGGCCTCCTCCTGCCGCTCCCGCTGCTCGCGGGCGGCCATCAGCGGGGTCACCACCTGCACCACCGGGGCCTCGCCCCGCGGCTCAAGGTCGTGCTCGTGCGCGCCCTCCAGCCCGCGCCAGCTGCGGCGCTCGGCGTACTCCGGGTGCGCGAGCAGGGTGCTCAGGTCCCGCGTGTAGTCGGAGCCCGGCCGCCGCGCGTCCTCGGCGCGCAGCCACGCCGCTTCGGGCGAGCGCAGCATCCACGTCCAGCCGTCGACCACCTCCTGTGGGCTCTGCCGGGCCAGCGCGCGGCGCACGCGTGGGAGCCACGTGGTCGGCGACAGGGCGCGACCGCCGCGGTGGCGGTCGAGCCGCATGGCGTCGAGCCGGCGCAGCAGGTCCTCGGCGGCCTCCACCTCGCGGGCCGCCTTGGATGGGCGGGCAGGCTTGACCGGCTCCATCCCGCCACCGATGAGCGAGAGCTGGCCCGCGCCAGCGGGCTGGTTGCTCTCCGTGTCGGTGCCTGTGTCGGTGCCTGTGTCGGTGTCCTGTGTTCTTTGCGCGTGGGGAGGTCGGCTGGAGGTCGGCTGGAGGTCGGCTGGAGAACCGCTGGCGGAGCGCTGGAGATTGGCTGGAGGTCCGCTGGCGGACGGCTGGCGACCGGGGTGCATCACCACGCCGCTTTCGTCGCGAAAGCTGGAGGTCCGCTGGAGGTCCGCTGGAGATTGGCTGGCGGCCGGCTGGAGATTGGCTGGCGGAGCGCTGGAGGTTCGCTGGCGGTCGGCTGGCGGCCGCTGGTCAGGCTTGGCCGGGTCCGCCCACGCGGGCCGGTCGGCCATCGTCGAGCGCGCCGCGTGCTCGGTCCACGCCCAGCGGCGGCACAGCGCCGGGCGACCGGGGCGCATGTCGCGGCCGTTCATGCGGCTCAGGTCATCCCACCAGCGCAGGTCCATCAGTACCGCAGCTTCGGGCCACGGTGCGCCCGTGCTGGCGAGCGTGTCGGCGATGGATGGCCACCACGCGGCCTCCATCGGCACCCATCCAACGATGACGGGGGGGACGCGGGCCATCAGGGCACCGCGGGGCGCGCCTGTGGCGCAGCCATGCCCCTGCTCGGGGCGGAGGTCGTAAGCATTGCGGACTCCGTTCGGGTTCCGGCTGCGCCGCCCGACCGCCCGCCGCTGACCGGTGGCCAAACCGGGGCGGCGGGCGGGGTGCGCTGGCGAGGCGCGTGAACGGAGCGACAGCCGTGGGCTCTTCGTGGCCCGCCCGCAGCCTACCACGGGCGGAGCCGGGGCGCTACAGCGCCGCCGCCGTGGCGACGACGTGGACCTCGAGCTCCGGCCGCCACGACTCCCACACCACGAGCCGCGCCGCCCGGTCGAGCTGGCGGAGCGCCGGGGTGCTGCGCTCGCGCGCGGCGAGGGCCAGGTCGACGACGTCGGCGAGCTCCTCCGGCGACACGCGGCGGCGCAGGGCGCCCAGCCGAGGCCGGGCGTAGGCAAGCAGGTGCGCGCGGAGGGCGGGCGGGCTCACGGGGTGCTCCGGGCGGCGCGGGCCATGCCGAGCAGCAGGTCGGCGAAGGCTGGCGGGGTTTGCCGTCGCCGCGGGTCGGAGCTGGACAGCAGCTCGATGCGGCCCGCGGCGCCCGAGGGGCCCCAGCGCAGCGGGGGAGGCGGGGCCTCGCCGACGTAGTAGAGCAGGGTCGGCTTGGGGCAGCCGTGCCCATAGTGGCCCTGCTCAACCTGGCAGGCCCAGCCGGGGCGGTAGAGCGTGCGTGCCCAGCCGCGGGCCGGGGCAGGGGGCAGCCCGAAGGCGGGCCAAGCGGCAGACCCCACGGGGTGCTCCAGCACGCCGCCCCAGCGCTCGACTGCGGCGAGGGCAGCGGCGAAACAGCCGCCGTCCTCGCCGATGCCGGGACGCCCGGGGACCGCCGCCCAGATGTGGGCGAGCCGCGACCACCGCTCGCACGGCGGGTGCGCCACGACGGGCAGCGGGCCAGCGTAGAGGCGGGCGTCGCGGTCCTCGGGCCACAGGTCGACGCCGGGGCGGTCGTAGATGCCGCCCCGGTCGACGTAGAGGGCGGCGACGGTCGGCGCGCTCACGGGGTGAGCAGCACGACGCGCACGAGGGTCGCGGGCGTGCCGTAGAGAGCGAGGTCGCCCTCGGGGGTGAGCGCCCAGGCGCGCGGCTCGCACCCGCCGCCGCCGGGCTCGCCGGGGCCGGTGCAGGCGTGGACGCTGACCACGTCGCCGGGGGGCAGCGGGAGGGTGGGCGCCGGCAGGGTGGGGTCGACGACGACGGAGATCTCCACCACCTCGAGGGTGGAGCCGCTGGCGACCACCTCGGCGGCGGTGTCGGAGGCTGCGGCGGCGCAGGCGGAGAGGAGGAGGGCGAGCAGGTGCGAGCGGGTCATCGGGGCTCAGTGGTGGTGGGGGTGGTGAGCATCACGCGGGGGACCACGTGCGCTCCATCTCGTCGAGCTCGGCGAGCAGCGTGTCGAGCTTGGCGATCTGCTGCTCGCGAGCGTCGATGACCTGGCGCGCCGCGTCGATGCGCTCCTGCGCTTCGGCTCGGCAGGCTACCGCAGCGGCGCGGGCCTCGCCCAGCCGGCCGAAATGGCTCATGCCGGCGCGCGCGAGAGCGGCGGCCAATTGCGTCCGCTGAGCATCGGAGCGGGCGATATCGAACTTGACGGCCTCCCATCGGGCGATGGCGGTGGTGCGCTCGGCGTGGGGCAGCTCAGGCAGCTCCGCCACACCGGCGACGGTGGCGATGAGCCGGGTGCTGAGCGGCCACGACGCGCCAGACGGGGCGATGAGGCCCATCCGGCGGAGGCTGTCGAGGGTGGGCTGCGTCACGTCGGTGCGGGTGAGCAGGTCGTGGCCGCGGGTGACACCGGCGGGCCGGGCGGCGAGGGTCAGGGCGGCGCGCTGGGGCGCGGAGAGGCGGGTCATCGGGGCTCCTGTGGGGTGAGGGTCGTGCGGCGGCGCATGTCAGCCCTTGACCGGCCGCTTGACCGACTCGCGGAGCCGCTCAAGCTCGGCGACCGCGCGGCGCTCGTCTTGGTACGCCTTGACCGCCCACACGCGGGCTTCGGCCTCGCCGATGAGGAGGCCCTCGATGTGCTGGAGGTTGTCGGCGAGGTGCACCGCGGCCTCCGCGGGGGTCGCGCCTGCGGCGACCGCGTCGCGGTAGAGTTGGAGGGCGCGGCCCACCATCCAGGGGTGGTTCGGTAGGGTGCTCATGGTCGCTCCTGTGCGGGTGCGCACCCCGGGCGCCTCGGGGTGCTGGTGGTAGGCCAGGGCCGGCCGGGGGCTACTCGCCGAGGCCGAGCAGCATGTCGTCGGTGCGGTCTTGGATGTCCTCTTGGCGCGCCTTGCGCTGCATGACGCCGTTGAGGGCGGCGGTGAGCAGGTCGCTGGTGGGGGTGATGCCGGCGCACTTGAGGCCGATGGCCAGCACCTCAAGCGTGTCGACCACCTCGACAATGGGGCCAACCCAGGCACGGCCTTCGCCGTTGTTGAGGGCCGCGATGCGGCGGTCGAACGCGGTCGTCGTGTCGTTGGTGGACATCAGCAGTTGTCCATGAGCCCGCCGTTGCAGGCGGCGAAAAGGCGGGCGAGCATCGTGTACAGGTCGTCGAACATGGGAGCTCCAGGGTGAGGCCGGCAGAAGCGCCGGCATGGAAAGTGTAGCGCACTCCGCTTGCGCGCGCAAGCCCTATCGGATATGCTCCGGGGGCGCCGAGGAGGGCGCACCGATGATGCGTGACACCAACCGGTTCCTGTCTCTTGTGACCGCGCTCGACTTCATGGTGCATGAGCCGGACGGCCCTGCTGTTGGGGTGGTGCTCGACCACTTCTCCTGGCTGGTTGACCGCAAGCACCTGCGCCACGCGGTGCATATGTGCACAAACTCTGCGGTCTACAAGCCGCAAAGCGACGACGCTGTGCGACTTCTCGCCGCCATCTTGCGGGACGACGACACCGCGGCGGCCGAGCACCTCGGGGGCGTGCTCAACGCGTGGCGCGGCGACCTGGTCACCCGGTGGGACCGGCTGGAGGCCCTGTGCCCCGCCGAGTGAGCAGCCGCCCGGTGGGCGAACTCGTGGCCGCCCGGCTGGCCCGCGAGCTCGCCGCGTTGGCTGCGGAGGGGCTCGCCCCGACGCGCACGGAGGCCGGGCTGCGGCTCGGCTGGTCGATGGGCTTGAGCAGCCAGCACCTCGGCACGATGCTCCGGCAGCAGGTCATCGCCCCGGGCGAGCGACTGCCGCACGTGCGCGGCGGCGCGAGCCGGCTCCTGTGGCCGGGCCCGCGGGCGGCCGAGGTGCTGATCCCCGAGGAGGTCGCCGCGTGGGAGGCGGCCCGGCAGGTGCCCCCGGAGCGGGGCGTGGTGACGGTCGCTGGTGAGCAGCGGCCGGTGGTGGATGGCGTCGCCCTCGGCACGGTGCCGGGTGGGGACTGGCGGTTGCGCCGCGGTGGTGTCGCGGTGCGTGAGGACGGCAAGACTGGCCGGTGGGAGGCGTGATGATGAAGGTGGAGCGATACGGGCTTTTGGTGCAGACGACGAGCGTGGACCGCGCTCTTGACCGGGTGGCGATGGCGCTGGTTGTGCTCCCCGAGCGGGTGCGCTCGGTGGCGATGCCGGCGCTCGGTGTCGTCGCCGAGGCGGTGGACGCCGGGCGCCGCGCGCAGGGGGCGGCCGCGACGGCGCGGGCTGAGGCAGCGGAGCTGCGGGGGCGGCTGGCCCTCGCCATCGAGGAGGCCGACGGCTGGCGGGCCCGACTGGAGCGCGCCGAGGACGAGCTCGCCGCCACCCGCCGCTGCCTCGAGGCGGCAGAGGAGGCGCTCGGCGCCCGGGTGGGCGCATGACCCGCTTCGTGCTGCCGGGCGACGTGCCGGACACCCGGCCCCGCGCCCGGGCCATCACCGTGGACGGCCGGGCCACCGCCCGGGCCTACACCGCCAGCCCTTACCGGGCATGGCAGGCTGCGGCGCGCGCCGCCATCGCTGACGTGTGGGGCTCGCGGCCGCCGCTGACCGGGCCTGTCGAAGTGCGGTTGCTGGTCATCCGCCAGACGCCGGTCAGCATCGTGACGCTGGCTGCCGAGCCCCGCCGCTGGGCGGTGGCGGGCGGCTGCGACGTTGACAACGCGGCGAAGGCAGTGCTCGACGCGCTGCAGGCCAGCGAGGTCAAGGGCGCCCTCTGTGCCGCTGGGGTGATGCTCGACGACGCGCAGGTGGTGCGTCTCGTCGTGGAGCGCGTGTGGGGCTCGGTGATGGAGGGGGAGCGGATGCGGCACGCGCCGGGGGCGACGGCGAAGGAGAAATACGCTGCGGTCCGCGCTGCAGCCTACGCTCGGTGCGAGCGTAGCGCGTGCGTTGTCAATGTGTTTCCTGTCGAGCACCAATGGGGCGCGGCTGGGGGTGACCTGTGACCGCGAGCGCGAAGGTGCGCGAGTTCCGGGCGCTGCAGGCCCGCCGCGCTGAGGAGGAGGCCGACCTGGCCGCCGCTCTGCAGCAGGCCGAGGGGGCCAGCACCGTGCAGGGGCTGGCCGTCACCCTGTGGCATCAGGCCGAGGAGTGCCGGCAGGAGCTGGCCGCCGCCCACGACCGGGAGGCCGCGCTGCGGGCCGCTCTGCAGGACACGCAGCGCCGCACCGCCGTGCTCGGGGCGCAGGTGGCCAGGCTGCAGGGCGAGGCGGAGAGCCACGAGGTCGCGGTGCGCGCCGCGCTGGCTGAGCGCGACCGGGCGATGGCCGGCGAGGACGCGGCCTGCCGTCGCGAGGCTGCGACCCTGCGGCGCCTGCAGGCCGTGGAGGCCCGGCTGGCGCAGGCGGGGACCGCGCCCCCGCCGCTGCCGGCGCAGGTCGAGACGGTGGGACAGGCCGAGCCCGTGGCGGTCCGCCAGTGGGTGCGGACGTCCCGCAGCCTGAAGGCGTGGCACAACCTGCCGGCCGAGCGCTACGCCGCTGACGACGCGGCGGCGCTGCGCCGGCAGGTGTGGCGCCTGCTGCGGCAGGAGTCCGGCGCCGCCCGCGCGTCGATGGCTGAGCGGGCCCACGAGCTGCTGCGCGCCCTCGGGGGTGAGTGATGGCCCGCACGACTGATGCGCCCCCCGAGGCGGTCCCGCTCCCCGAGCTCTGCGCCGGCTGGGAGGCGCAGCTGCTGAGCGCCCCGCCGCTCACCCGCGCGGTGGCCCGCCAGGGGCTGCGTGCGGCCGCGTGGCGGGCGCTGGGCGCGGCGCTGGCCGCAGACCCGGCCAAGGCCCCGGCCGCGGCCCAGGCGGCTTGGGAGGCGCTGGAGGCGAGCGAGACCCCGGAGCCCGTGGAGGTGAGCGACGCCCCGGTGACCTGCGACGAGGTGGCCGCGGCCACGCGCCGGGCGGTGCGGGCCGGGCTGGCCTCGCCGGACCCGAAGGTGGTCGCCGCGGCGGTGGCCCTGTGGCGCGCCGAGGCGGACCTCGTCGACCCCGACCGGGTGGCCGGCGAGGGCGCCGCGGCCGACGCCGAGACGGAGGCGCTGCTGCGGGAGGCGGCAGCGCGGGCGCTGGGGCAGGCGCGCGAGATGGCAAGCGCGGGCGAGGTGGGGCGATGACCTGCCCCCTCTTCGTCGAACTCTGCGCCGGGACCGCCGCCGTCTCCCTCCGCCTCCACCGCGACGGCGCCCGGCCGCCCGTGTCCCGCATGGGCGCGAAGACCGGCTATGCCGACACCATCCTCCGCGTGCTCGGCCTCGTCCCCGGCCAGCGCGCCGCGGCGTACCTGTGGTGCGAGCCCGACCCCGGCGTGCGGCTGCTGTTGGAGGCGTACCGCGACGGGGCGCTGGCCCGCGCCGCCGCGGCCATCATCCGGTCGTGGGCCGGCGAAGACCCGCGCGCGCTGTGGGAGCGGCTGCGGGCGGAGGGGCCGCCGCGGTGCCCGGATGGGGGTGTGGAGGCGGGGGAGGTGGCGCGGTGGGTCTGGACATGGGGCCGGTCCTACAACACCAAGGGCCCCGACGCAGGCTTCTTGCCGTCGGAGTCGAGCACGGGGACGCCGGTCTGGAACGCGCACCCGCCCGAGTACTTCGCCGATGCCGTGCACCGCGTGCCCACCCTCCCCGCCGCCATCGCTCCCGACGCCCGGCAGGTCGACCCGCGGGAGGTGGCGCGCGTGCTCCAAATCATCGCCAGCAACGAGCTAATCAACGTGGCATGGTCGGACGCCCACAACGCATGGCGAAACACCGGCATCGGTGGGACCACGTTCGGCGGACCCATCGGGTACGGCGGCGACCGCGTGCCCGGGAAGCTTGAAGCCTTGCCCGTGCCGCTCCCCGCCCTCATCCACCCCGACGCCCGCGCCGTCGACCCGGGCCCCGCCCTGCCGCCCGGCACGGTGGTTTATGCAGACCCACCCTACCTCAACACCACCGGCTACGCCGCAGACCTGCCGCGCGCCGATGTGGTCGCCCTCGCCCGGCGCTGGGCCGCCGCGGGCGCCACGGTCTGCGTCAGCGAGGCCGAGGCCATCCCCGAGCTTGTGGCTGAGGGGTGGTGGCAGGTGCGGATCGACGGGGAGAGGGTGGGGCAGAAGCGCACGTTCAGCCGGCAGCAGGCGGAGTGGCTGACGTTGAACCGGGCGCCCGCGTGGGTGCCGAGCGTGCAAGGCGCGCTGTTTGGGGGTGCCCGATGACCGGCCCCCTCATCGGCGCCAGCGGCCACACCACCGCGGCGTGGCTCGCCGCCGTCGCCGCCGAGCCGGCCCGCCTGCGCCTGCCGCTGCTGCGGGACGGGTGCTGGCGCGACCCGCTGCTGTGGGCGCGGCTGGTCTACCCGGAGGTGGTGCGGGCGGAGTTCTCGCCGCTGCACCACGAGATCGGCGGGTGGTTCGCCGGCCTGCCCGAGCCGGCCGAGCGGGCGGGGCAGAGCCCGCGGCGGCGCGTCGTGACCGGGCCCAGAGGCGGGGCGAAGACGTCGCTGCTGCGGGCCGGGCTGCTGCACCGGCTGCTGCACCGGCTGGAGCCCTACGCCGTGGTGATCGGCCCCGAGGCGACGCACGTCGACGCCGAGGTAGGCACGCTGCGGGGCCTCGCCGATGCGACGGAGCGGCCGCTGCTGCGCTTGCTCCACGGGGCGCGCGAGTGGCGGGGCAATCTCAGCGAGGTGCAGCTGGTCGGCGGCGGGGGCGTCGTGCACCTGTCTGCGCGCGCGCTCAGCGGCACCATCCGGGGGCTCAACCGGGATGGCCGCCGGCCGACGTTGGTCATCCTCGACGACGTGGAGAAGCCCGAGCACCTCGACTCGCCGAGCACGCGGGCCCGGATGCGCGCCCGCTTGAGCGACGACATCGGCAACCTCGGGCCGCCGGAGGGCGGGCTGGCCTGCATCTACGGCGCGACGGACCTCGGGGAGGGCTCGCTGCCCTCGCACGCCGAGCAGGAGCTGGGCTGGGACCGCACAACGCTCCCGGCCGTGCTGGCGTGGCCGGAGGGGCTGGGGGAGGGCGTGGACCGGCCCGGCAGCCGATGGGAGGAGTGCCGGCGGCTCTACCTCGACCGGACGGACCCGCGGCGGCGGGCGACGGCGAGGGCCTTCTACGACGACCACCGGGGCGAGATGGACCGCGGGGCCCGCGTGCTGCACCCGGTCTACCAGCCGCTGTGGTCGCTGGTGGAGCGGCTGTGGGACTCGGGGCGGGTCGGCTTCTTCCGCGACTACCAGCAGAAGCCTCTCAGCGGCGACGCCGGGGTTTTCGCGACGCACCACATCCGGCGGGCCCACCGCCGCGAGGATGAGGCAGGGCTGCCGGTCGGGTGGCGCTCGCACGACGGGCTCGAGGTGTCGCTGGCGGACTGCGACGTCGGGCTATGGCTGGACCCCAGGAACAGCCACAACGTCGACCGCAACGACTTCTCCGGCCTCGCCGTGGTCGCGGTCCACCGCCGGACGCAGCTCGCCGCGGTCCTCGAGCACTGCGCCGTCCGCGAGGCCCCGGCGCAGTCGGTGGCGCGGTTGTGGGGGTTGTGGGAGCGCTACTCGCGCTGGGCGCCGCGCGTGGGCGCCGAGGCGAACCAGGGCGGGGCGCTGCTGCAGGACGAATGGAGCCGCCTGCAGCGGGAGGCGACCAAGGCCCGCCGGCCCAGCGCGCCGCCGCTCGGGCTGGCGCACACGACCGGCGCCAAGGCCCCGCGCCTGGCGAGCCTCGGGCTGCCGCTGGAGACGGGGCAGCTGCAGCTCTGCGACGTCGACGCTGGCGTGCTGCCGGGGGAGGTGTCGCGCTTGCGCCTCGACGCGCAGCTCGCAGGCTTCCCGCGGGCATCGGTGCACGACGACGGGCTCGACGCGGTGGAGCGGGCCTATGCGCTGGCGCGGGAGGCGGGCGAGGTGGGTGTCAGCGGCGCGGTTTTGGCGGGGCTCGCAGATTTGTTGCGGTAGGGTATTGCGGGCGCGCGGCGCGTGCGCTATACCTATGTGGTCAGCGGGGAGCGCAACCAACCCCGCCGCACCGGAGCCGACATGACCGCCGCCTACCACATCGTCCGCGTCCCCTCTGCTGCACCCCGCTACGTCGTCGCCCGGCAGGACCCGACCGACCCGCGCCGCTGGTTCGCCCCGGCGGGCTCGCTCGGCACCGCGACCGGGCGCCTGGAGGACCTGCCGACCCTCGCTGGCGTGCGCGTCTTCCGCGGCCCCAAGGCCGCCCAGGCGTGGCTCGACGGCCAGGCGTAGGCCGCACCCGGCCACGGGGCCGCCGCAAGGCCCCGGCACCGCCGCGCACACCGCGCGCCGGCCCGCCCGCTGCCGATGCGGGGTGCCCCTGGGGATGGGGCGTGGAGGCGACCATGACCGACCACAGCGACTACGACGGGCCGCCCGCGTGGTGGACCGCCCGACTGGCCCGCGCCGAGGCGCGCCGGCCGCTCTGCGACGAGTACGGCACGCCCCGCGACGAGGGCGAGGACGAGGACGAGGACGAGGACACCGAAGAGGAGGGCGAGGAATGACCGCCCCCGACTGGCCCGCCCTCTGGGCCGCCGAGAACGCCGCGCGCAAAGCCGCCGAGGCCCGCCTGCGCGGCCTCCACGCCGTGCTGTGGCTGGCCCTCGCCGGAGTCCTCGCCATCGCCGCCCTGTGCGGCACCCTCACCGGAGCCGAGGCCGCGTCGCACGCGGTGGCTCGGCACAACACCCGACAGGAGACGAACCGATGAGCGCGCTTGACCTGAAGCCCTGCCCGTTCTGCGGCAAGCCGGCGGAACTGACCGAAAACGAGTACAGCGCGCCGATGGTTGCGTGCGAGTGGTGTTTGGCGCGGACCTGCAGTCACAGCGAGAGTCTGGCCATTGACAAGTGGAACCGCCGACCCGGCGAGGACGCCCTGCGCGCCCGCGCCGAGGCCGCCGAGGCCGCGCTGGCCACCGCGCGGGCGGAGGGGGCGGCGGCTGAGCGGGCGGCGGTGGTGGCGTGGCTGCGCCGCACCGCAGTGGACATCTCACCGATCGGACTCCCGGACGGCGAGCTGACATGCATCACCGACGACATCGAGGAAGGGCGGCACGTCCGCCCCGTGGAGGGCGCATGACCGCCGCCGACCGCTACTTTGCCGCCTGCCATGCCCTCAACCGCGACGAATGGGCGCCCGGGATGCGGTGGCTCCGCTGGGCGCCCGGCACGGCACGGCACCTGCAGATCGCCGGGCGCGTGCCCGACGGGCCGGACATGCACGACTATGACCGTGAGCACGTCGTGCCCGACTTCGCCGACCCCGCGACCGTCGGTGTGTTGCTCGCCGCCGTGCGCGAGGCGTGGGCGTCACCGACGCTGTTCGCCCGGCCGACCGCCTCGGGGTGGACCGTCATGCGCGGGCGCGGCATGGGCAAGCTGAGCGACGGCCTCACCGAAGCCGACGCCCTCATCGCCGCCCTCGAAGCCGCCGCCGCGCGCCGAGGGGGCCAGCCATGAGCTGCCCCTGGCACCACCGCCGCCTGCGGGTCCGCCCCGGCGGGCGGCGCACGTCGGCGGCCGCGCGGCTGCGGGCGCACGTGCTCGCGCTCGGGGCGTGGGGGGCCGACTGGGACTGCGGCGTGGCGCTGCACCCGACGGCGCTGCTGAGCCCCCTCATGGCCACCGTGCTGCGGACGCGGCTGGCGAAGCGGCTCGGCTGGGCCGCGGCTGCGCGGAGGTGGGCGTGAGGGTTGAGGCGCCCGGCCGTGGTGGCTGGGCGCAGGTTGCGATGGCGCCGAGGGGCGCGAGGGAGGGTGTGATGTGCAGCGAGGAAGGCAGCTACGTTTCTCTGAAGTTCGGCACGCTGAAAAGTTGGGACGTCAAGACTGGCAAAGGGCGCGACCTGCTCGCTAAATGGGCCGCGCTCGGGTACGCCATGAGCACCTTTGACCAGAAGGACACGCCAGAGCAGGTTGACCTGATGTGCGCCCTCATCGATGAGGTGGACGCGGTCTGGCTCGATTGGGACGGCGCTGCGCCAACAAAGGAGGATGCCAAGAAGTATCTGCGCGAGTACCCGCGGCCGTGGTGGCCTGACACCGCCCGAAACTCGCCGCGGTAGGATGTCCATGACCGCCACCTGCCCCGTCTGCGGCCGCTGCTTCCGCAGCCCCGGGGACGCCCGTGGTGCCCGACGTTGGGCGCGGGCGGGCGGCGAGGACACACAGGAGCGCCGGCAGGACCGGCAAGGAGGACCGATGACCAAAGCGCAAACCCTCCCGGGGCTGACCCTACCCCCGGCGACACAGCGCAAGACCGCCCGCGACCGTCTGCAAGCCGCGCTTGGGGCCCGGTGGGACGTCGCCACCGACCCGTCGGAGGCGTCCGGCCGGGGGCTGCTGTTCAGCTACGACGAAGGCGAGTTCATCTTCAACGCCATCGCCTACGGCAGCCCGCGGGCGTGGACCCTGTGGGATGGGCGCGGCGACACCATCGGGGTGGGGCTGGGCGAGGCCGGCATGGTGCCGGTTCTGCGCGGGTTCGTGGGTGAGGAAGGGGCCGCGGTTGCGGCGGAGGAGACGTGATGGGAACGCGAGCGGACTTCTGGATCGACGACGATGGGCGCATGGAATGGCTCGGGTCGGTGTGCTTCGACGGCTACGAGTGGCAGGAGTCGCCGGACTGCGCCCTGATGCGCGCGGATGACGCGCCGAGCTTCCGCCGGGCGGTCACTGCGGCGCTCGAAGGGCGCTCCCGGCGGTCGGTCGCCATGCCCGAGGACGGCTGGCCGTGGCCGTGGCCCGACTCCAACACCACCGACTACGCCTATGTGCTGCGTGCCGACATTGTCGAGGTGTACGGCTTCGGCCGGCTGGTCACCGGCGTCGACGATGACGGCGAAGAGCAGCGGGAGGCGCAGAAGGACAACCGCTGGCCGACGATGGCCTTGGGGCAGCGCCAGACGTAGACCCCTGTCACCGCGTGAAATCCCGGCCACCCCGCCGCGCGGTAGACTCCGGGCAGGCTCCCGTCACCCCTCCCGGCGGTCGCGGCGTGCCCGGGGGGAGCGTGACCGACACCCGCAGGCAGGCCCTCCTCCTCGCGCTGGCCGCCGCGCGCGGCTACCTGCGGGGGCTGACCTTCCCGCCGCCGCTGGCACCGCCCGTGCCGCCGCTGGTCGGGGCTCGGGCGGTGGCGGTCCACGAAGCCCTCGGCCTGCTACTGGCGGCCGGGGCGGTGCGGGACGGCTGGGCGTGGTGGGCGCTGGTCAGGGTTGTGTGGGCGGCGGGGCGGCTGTATGAGCGGGCCCACGGGCCGGGCCAGCCCTGAGGCTCAGGCCGCGAAGGCGTCCCGGGCCATCTGGCGCCACTGGCCCTGCGTGAAGCCGGCCGCGGCCGCCTTGGTGGCGACACGGGCGGGCCACGTCGCATTGGCGGCGGT